ACACACCCGGTATATTAGCAAAGCCGACTGGGGCAAAGCCGTGTTGTACTGCGCGTTCTTGAACAAGGTTGGGTTCTGGACGAGCGTTTTTTAAAGCCTGCGGATCATTTACTTTTCTAAATGGACCCAGTTGAGGGTGCTTAGGCTCATATTCATCAGGGCCTACCAGCAACCCGTTCCATTCTCGCTTCATCACACGATACAAATATCTCTGACCACTACGATCAGAAACTGCAAAAGCGTGTTTACCTGAAGCAAACTTAGTCATTAACCCGTCCTATAGGATTCGTAGCTTGGAACTACGTTGAAGGAAGAACGATCCCGGTCTTCTGTAGCTGCCCTTTCAAACTCTTCTTCGTAAACTGATTTTAATAGCTGTGTCCTGTTTGGAGCCCGTTTGAGAGAAATATAATAGGCTAATCCTGCGGCCAAGCAGGGATAAAACCGAAAAGGCATGTCCATTGTATTAGTAAATATATCAGCATCATTCATTCTTGTTAATGCATCGTAGATTACGGTATCTGTCGTGTTTTCAGGAGTGGGCCAAATTTTAAGGTTTGGAGTAAGTTGACGATCTAAGAAGAACTGATTAGGTCGTCCTTGCGTGGTTTTAGTTGGAATGGTTAAGAACTCGTCACGGCTTAAACGCTCTAGAGAATAATCCGTTCCATCTCGTCTTAAAACCACAGACAAAATATCAATAACATCTGTCCCTAAATCGTACTCTCCATCCCCAACAACAAGTGTCACAGACCTCTGTTTGATGGTCCACTGGTTCAAGCCACGGTTGGCCCAATCCGCAAGCAACAGATTTAAAGAACGTTTTGCTGATTTGAGGTCGTAACCAGTACGAACCTCAAGCCCACAGCGCTCAAAGGCTTCTTCAACGTATTCGGCTACGTCAAGCTCAAAATCTGTGCTTCCCGATACAGCCATTTTACTTCTTCTTTACCATTCCGCCTTTGCGCATCTTCTTAACCATACCACCACCGCGCATTTTCTTTACCATTCCACCGCCGCGCATCTTCTTTACCATGCCGCCAGCCCGCATTTTCTTTTTAGGACGCATTGCCATTTCTAAGTCTCCTATACAGTTGATGTCTGTGTTCAAATAGTTCCTTAGCGTTGTAATCTTCTTCGTAAGGCTTATAATAGCCTCTTTTTGCAAGTTTGTCTGCGCTTTCTTGCAACTTACTTAACCGTTGTACAAATATCATAGCATATTCTTGATCTACAACAGGTTCAAAAGTTTCAGAGGGTTCCGCAACAAAATCATTTGGCTCATCATGTGGGTGAAAACCCATTAACCAAATATCTCTATCAATGAACATCCCGTCAGCAATGCACCCATTGAGATTATGCAAATATTGGTGAAAATTTTCTGGATCTTGCTCATAGTTAATATCCACAATTATGTTAAGCTCAAAGTTATCGTCAAACTGAGAAATAGACGTATACAAAACCTGAAAACTAGGTTCGTACTTGAACATTATTGATACTTTGTGGTCAGCCCAAGCCTTTTGCGCGTAAGGACACGGGGGCAATCCCCCAAAAAAAGGACTATTTTTTTCTAAAACGTCCTTTGACCACTGAAGTATTTCGTGGACAATCCCTTGTTCAAGCTTTGGTTCAAAAAACTCAACGTGCATCAGGTACTCACTGACCCCGCGGTGTATTTACGACGGTTTGAAAGCACTTTACCGCATCCCCTCGCTACTACTTTCCCGTTTTTTGGGCGCGGGGTCTTCCTCTTGGCTTTTTGGCGGGTGATTTCACCGCCGTATTTGGCGTTTTGGACTTCCGCGGCTTTTGTGTTTTTGACGACGGTTTTGCCTTTTGCGCCTTCACGCTTTTTCTTTGCAGCGGTGGCTCGTCTTTCGTTTTTGGAGAGGGATCTCGCTTTGGACGCAGGAAGACAGCGGTCAGGATTTTTTTTATCCTTAGACGTACCGCATTTGCCAGCGATTTCACCGCTTGAGTTAATCCTAACCCAATTTTGATCACGCCATTTTTTAAGCTCGCCCATTTAAGCTTTTCCCTTAGACTTCTTAGCATAATTCGGATCCTTGCAATATTTAGATGCAGCCATGTTTGCGTATGCTGACGGATATGTATCAAACGTGCGTTGCGCCCAAGCTTTACCTTTTGGACAGATCTTACTGCCTTTGCTTTTTGAAGAGGCTTCGCCACCTTTTCTAAAATAGCTTAAACCTCTTGGGGTTTTACCACTACTTGAACGCTTGGGCATTGCCATAGGCTCTCTCCATTTCTAATTTTATAAATTGAATTTGAGTCGCCATTACTTCCGTCCGCTTATCTACAGAAATAAGTGTTTCCGTCGTCCAACTAGCCCATGTGTAGGACACCGCCCCAATAACACCTAAACTCGTAGACAAAAAAAGGATAAGTAGGGGACGTTCTAACATTTCCAACGCTTTCTTGCCTGCCTTAAACGAGAATTAGGATCTTTTGCGGCTTTTGGAAACTTTTTCATTTGTCCCGCAGAGCGAGCGCAAAAAGACTTGCGCCGTTTAGCGTCCTTACTTCCCTTTTTTACTTTTCCCGTCACCGCTGTTTTTAATTTGGAACCGGGGTTATCCCGTCTATACTTGGCAACCCCTTTCTTAGTCATCCCCGCGCCCGACTTGGTGGGACGCTTATGCCCCCCTTTTATACTGTGACCCTTCATAGAGCTTTTTTTCTTTTTTTCCGCCATCTTACTTTTGTATAAACAGAGTTAAGGTAATGTTTGAAGGCAAAGTGCTATGAAGACCATTGTAAAACAAAATCCCATCGCCGGGTAATTCCATGCCAAACATACCTTGCGTCTTCTCGTCTATTTCCAAAACTTCTGTGCCAGAAGAGGCGGATGCATTGTCATAAATAACAACATCCCCGCTTGCACCAGAGGCGTGGTTTATCAAAAACCCCATTAAACGGCCCCGACCAATAGCAAAAGAACCCGTGGTGTGTCTGTGAACCGCCACTACCTCATTTCCTGCCATTTTGTTTCCTAACTAAAGAATATAGTTAATGCCGTAACATTTGTCGCTGTTCCGACATGTATGTCACTGGTAAATAACAAGCCTTCGTCTGGAATGTTAACAGAGTGAGAATCAGATGCTAAAAAATCCAGATCTAAAACAGTGCTGCCGCCATTTCCATCAGTGAGAGTTAAGCGGCCTGCGCCGCCTGAACTGGTCAAAACCTGTATCTGACGTAAGCGGGCACGACCTACAGAGGCCCCGCCCGTTCCAGTCAGACGTTTTGATCTTACATCTGAGTTAGCCATTACAACCTCTTATCCAAGATTGTTGTTTTGAGCGTACAGAATTGTAACCCGAACCTCACCCGCAGAAGTTGCGGCAGAGTTTGTTACGGTCAAACGAATATCTGCCGTTCCGGTATCTTCCCACGCCAATGCGGCTCCCGCTTGCGTAGTAGGGTATTTACGGCCCGCAGAAGTTCCGATAGCAAAAGTGTTAAGGATAGATGTTGCGCCACCTACGGTATCTCCAACACTTAGGTTGGTAGCTCCGCTTGCCGCAGTAATAACATCAATCACACAATCAATAATCTGTGAGTTTGCTGGAATAACTACGTTTGTAGTATCGGCAGCAATTGCACCGTTTGATAAATCAGCCGCAAAAGTTTGAGACATGACTACTTGACCAACGTTTGCAACGTCAGTTCCAAGTGTAGTGCCCGTGGTGTTTCGGATGGTCCCGGCCTTGATTGGACCAGAAAAAGTCGTAATACCCATGTTAATCTCCTGTCTGGGTTAGTCAAACACACCGTGTGTTTGTCAGGGATAACTAAAGCATACAGTAATTTTTAAAAAAAGAAAGGGGCAACCGAAGTTGCCCCTAAGTCGAGAGTGAGGAGAATAATGAAGTATCCTCCCCCCTTATAACACACTTTACGCGCCGGGTGTACCAAAAACACAGCGCCAGTCAGAAACACCGAAGCTATAACGCTCACGGGCCTTGAAACGCATGTTTCCTGTATCAAAGTCACCTTCCATCGCAGTTTTGATGGCCGAACGGTTAAAGTATTTGAAACCGTTTGGAGCATCAGTTTTGATGAAAAATGCGTCAGTGTCTGTAAGGAAGTGGTTTACAGAAGCACCTTCGGGCAACATGCCCATGCTGCGCATCGCATTGGTGTCATTGTCAGCAGTGCCGGGACGTAGATTTGAATTAAGTACACGCTCCGCAATGAACTGAAGTTCTTTTGGAATAATCAGTTTCATGCCGCGTACAGCAATTTTCAATCCACGCTCGTCAGTGAAGCCTGCAATGTCAATCAGCATCTGCTCAAGAGAAGTCTCGTTCAGATCCGCTGCGGTTGACAACAAGTTACGCTGGCTTCCAGACAATGATGGGTGTGTAGAAGAACACAGAGCCGCACCGTCACCAATCGCATTGGCACCTGTGTTGAACGCATTGTTCAAGATAGAAGCCGCTTTGATTTGCTTTGTCTGCGCCATAGAGCGAGCCAGAGCTTTTGTGTAACGAGATGCGAGACGATCATAAAGATTGTCTTCAATTGCTTCTTCCGTAATTGAGAACGCAAGAGCAATTGTCTCATGTGTGTAACGCGCAGTGTATGTTTCCTGTGCATCATCAAAGTTGATGGCAGCGCCTTCAGCTTTAATAGGTGCCGTGGAAAAACCACCCAGCATTACTTCCTCTTCGAATGCACGATCCGAAGATTCTTCTTCAAAGATTTCGGCATGTTCGTTTTCATAACGATCATACTCAAGTCCGAACAAGGCGTTAAGGCCGGGTTCCAACTCTTTCGCTAATTGTGCGCGAGAGATAGCCATATTTCAGCCCTCCTTAAATGCCAGTTGACAATGACGTCGTTTGCGAAGCAGAAGCCGCAACAGGCGCATTGTGGTGGAAGTTAAAGCGAACAACGTAGTTCACACCAGCCGCGTCATAATCCAAGTTGGCTTCATCGCCCGTAAGGCCGACAACGCGCATGAACAATGTAGCAGTGGTTGCCACTGTGGAAATATCAAGTTCCGCAGTAGAACGACCATTTGTGGTTGAACCCGAAGTTGCTGTAGCCAAAGAACAGTTTGCAAAAATGTTCGATAGCGCAGTTGCGCGGTCAGTTGAACTGCCGTCTGCCGCAACCATAAACAATTGATTTGGATTATCTGCCACAAAGGCTTTTACAGGGTGGTTCGTATCAACGCTTGCGCTGCTTGAACCGGGCCAATAGTTCTTGAAAACTGGTTTCTTTGATGAACTATCAACGTACTCTACGCCCATTAGGACTCCAAGAGCAGGAACTGTACCACCGTTGGCATTGCCAACAATATCGACTACTCCAGCCGCCAGTGGGATAACTGGCGAATACTGGTAAATAGCATTCGTATTGTCCGATGCAATCTCATACTGAGTTACACCAGTGGTATTAGATCCTGCGCCATTAAGCCCGATAGGACGAAGACCAAAGGCAGTGTCTTGATTTGCCATTTGTTTTTCCTCTTATCAGAGCAGCCCTGACTATCTGCGAGGGCCACCGAAGGTTACACGGGATTGACGATCTGGTTTAGAAATCGTCATGGTTGAATGTTGGTTTTGAGCCATCAACTCAGAATCAACCGCTTCTACTTGATCCGCATTACGTCTTTGGTAGTACGCATTGCGCTCTTCTGCGGTTTCATCAGGTATACGAGCCAAAACTAAGCCACCTACGCCAAAAACACCTTCATATTTACCTGTATCAAGTACCGGGGCCTCAAAATCAGGATATTCGTCCTTGCGGACCAATTCCCAACCTTCGCGCATTTTTGCGCTAATGTTTTTAGTATCATCAAAACCACGCGTTTCTGCGCGAATCCAACGATGCCGAAAACCATCCGGTGCAGGCGGTGCATCTAACATAGAGG